GCCTGCCCTGCTGCCTGCCCTGCTGCCTGCCCTGCTGCCTGCCCTGCTGCCTGCCCTGCTGCCTGCCCTGCTGCCTGCCCTGCTGCCTGTCTAGGTACTTAGACGGATCGTCGGGATATGACGGCGACCCGCCGCCACCCGCACCAGTCGGGCACCGAACGGCTCGCTGTGGGGGAGGCACGGATCAGGGCCGTGGACAAATAATCTGTCACAGTGGTCATTTGGCGGTGATTCAAGTACGCTGTATTTGTTATTTCCTCCCCCGTCTGCGGGGTACATTGGGGTCCCTATGCGGACCCCTTTTTTAAGGAGTCTTTATGATTGCTTGGAAAGACGAGTTACCGGATGGTTTAATTCGTGATGGGTCCTCTGACACGATGTCATTTACGTTGGACAGTGATGGAGAGTGGGAGGAGAGCAAGAGTTACGCGACGGTTGGCACCACGGTCAAGGTCAGTGGTACGATCACCTCTCCCGATGGTACCTGGAACATCAAGGTATCGAGTTCGCAGGGTTGGAAGAAGGAGTATGATTCCGTGCCGACAGGTCAGAGCGAGTCTTTCAGCATAAAAACCAATTTTGGCTCAACCAAGGTGACCATTAAGATATGGTCAGTTAACGGTGCTGCGGACGAAGGTTTGCAGGGTCAGTTTAAGGTAGATTATTGATATGGAACCTACTGGCTTATTTAGTCTAGATACTGTTGAGAAATACGGTCTTCCCCTGGTATTACTTTTGGGCGCTATTTATGCGTTATATCGGTTTGTGTCGTGGAGTTTAATTGATGTTAAAAACGAATTTGGCAGGTACCATATCGCGCATGCTGCAGAAATCAGTAAGTTACAGGTTGATGTTGCGGAGATGAAGACAGAGTTACGTTTACTAGCGGAATTTATTAAAAAAGAATCTCGCGAATAAGGTCCCAATGCCCAAAAAAGCCCTCAACCCCTATATTTACACAGCCACTTTGGTACGGATCATTGACGCGGACACGTTGGACTGCGACATCGACCTGGGTTTTGGTGTCTGGATACGCAAACAGCGGGTTAGATTTAGGGGGATTGACACGCCTGAGTCTCGAACGCGCAATTTAGAAGAGAAAGCGTTGGGACTTGCGGCGAAAGAGCGGGTAAAGGAGTTGGTTCAAGAGACGTTTTTGCTCGAAACATATAAGGAAAAGGGCAAATTTGGACGTATTTTGGGTGTTCCGATGACCAAGGACAATAAAAGCGTGTGCGAGGTGTTAAAAAAAGAGGGTCATGCACGGGAATATTTTGGTGGTAAAAAGGAGCCGTGGGTTTAGCGGTGTTGGGTTTGGGTAAAATAGGCGTTATTTTTATTGTGGTCAGTGCTTCGTTGGCGGCGGCGGGTGTGGCGTACAAATACTGGGAGCGATCCGTGGTCGAGAGTGCGGGGGCCAAGGCCAGTGTAGAGGCATTTGAGGAGCGGGAGCGTTTCGAGTCAGAGCAATCGGCTATTGCGCTGAAGGAGCTGGAGACGCTGAAGGCCAGGATGAGTGAAATTGAACAAGGGTTTGATTCTTTTGAGCAATTACAACAAATGGACTGGGATTCTGAGTTACAGAACGCTCCAGCAGATTTTGCTGGTCGTGCTACTCTGGCAACTCAGCGGGTGTTCGACGCTAGGCAGCAGTTACTTCAAAAGATTTTTACGCAGTGAAGTAGCGTGTCAGGAGCCGCCGGTATATCACCCCGGTATATTGGGATCTATTACGTGGCATCCGGTGAAAGGGACGCACGAACGGTATTTCATGGCATTGACGGGTGAAGACTATAAAATTTTAGCGAAGAACGGGGTCATTATGGAGAAGGCCCTGCGCCAGAGCTATATTCGCACGGTGCATTACCGGGAGTGCATTCAGCGGCACAACGCCACGGAAGCACCGGTCGAGGAAGATGAGTGACGATGCCTTTACGGACCAGTCTTTGACTATTCTGGAGTGTCGGGCGTTGCTGGAAACCTTTTTGTCGGAAGTGCTGCCTGCGTCCCCTCAGTATAAAGAGCATAAAAAAATTCTGAAGCGACTGAAGCAAAAAGCACTTCGAGGTGCCGCGATGGAGACGCCCGGTGAAACACGGGTACGTTTACAGCTAAGTGTTGCCGCAATCGAAGTGCAAGAGATGTTCCACGAGGAACAATGCTAGGCGTTTCTGACGAAGTAGCCCGAGAGATTCTGGCGCTTGAGGAGGCGCAGCGTCGGCTGACGGTTCGTGAGCGGGCGCGAGAGGACTTTTTAACCTTTGTACGCCATGTGTATGGGGGTTTTATCCAGAGCACCCATCATAAAAAGGTAGCCGCGCAGTTTGAGCGGTTGGCCGTGAATAATGGTTCCCGGATCATCATCAACATGCCGCCCCGGCATACCAAGTCCGAGTTTGCCAGTTACCTGCTGCCGGCGTGGCTTATTGGACGCAATCCCGCATTAAAAATAATCCAGACCACGCATACGGCGGAACTGGCGGTACGGTTTGGCCGTAAGGTTCGTAACTTAATGGAGCAGCAGGAATATAAAGACATTTTTCCAGAAGTGGAATTAAAGGCGGATTCCAAGGCGGCGGGTCGCTGGGACACGGGCCAGGGGGGAGAATACTATGCCGCGGGGGTAGGGGGTGCTATCACGGGTCGTGGTGCGGATTTACTTATTATCGACGATCCGCATTCTGAGCAGGACGCCATGTCGGAATCTGCCCTGGACAACGCTTACGAGTGGTACACCTCCGGTCCTCGCCAGCGGCTGCAGCCTGGCGGGTCCATCGTCATCGTAATGACGCGGTGGAGTCTGAAGGACTTAACCGGCAAGTTAGTCAAGGCGCAGGCCACCGACGTACTGGCAGACCAGTGGGAGGTGGTGGAGTTTCCGGCAATACTGCCGAGTGGCAACGTACTGTGGCCGAATTTCTGGAACAAGGACGAGCTGCTGCGGGTCAAGGCATCGCTGTCGCTCAGCAAGTGGAACGCGCAATGGCAGCAGAACCCGACCGCGGAAGAGGGTGCCATCATCAAGAAGGAGTGGTGGAAAACGTGGGAAAAGGACGATGTACCTCCCGTTTCGTACATTATGCAGAGCTACGACACGGCGTTTAGCAAAAAAGAGACCGCGGACTATTCAGCTATTACCACCTGGGGCGTTTTTAAGCCTAATGAGGCGGATCCAGACAATCTTATTTTGATGGGAGCGGAGCGGGGGCGCTGGGACTTTCCGGAACTTAAAGCAAAAGCTCTTGAGGAGTACAAATACTGGGAACCGGACATGGTACTTATCGAGGCCAAGGCCACGGGTACTCCGCTGACGGACGAGTTGCGGGCGATAGGGATCCCCGTGGTCAATTACACGCCTTCCAAAGGCAGCGACAAACACACGCGGATGCACATGGTGGCACCCATATTCGAGTCCGGAAAGGTGTGGGCGCCGGATAAACGCTTTTCGGAAGAGGTTATCGACGAATGTGCGGCTTTTCCAAACGGCGACTACGACGACTACTGTGACAGTATGTCCATGGCGCTTATTCGCTATCGCAAGGGCGGCTTTTTGCGGCTGGATAGTGACGAAGAAGACGAGATACCGGTGTACAAACCACAGGCACGTCAATATTATTAGAGCATAGCATCACAGGGTGGCCTAATTGTCCCCAACACCACATTAATTAGGCCGTCGTCATGCCCTGTGGTGCTTCCTTTTTAAGGAGGTCTCTAATGAATCCCAAGAAACTGGAAGTGGGCAGTAAATTTGCTGAGTACGACCTCGACCAGGATGGCACGGTTACCGATGCCGAGATTGCGCGTTCCAAGGAAATGTTGGAACTCGAGCTTCGAGAAGAGAAAAGCGAAGCACAAAAACGCATGGCCTGGTTGGCCATTGGCAGTATGATTATTTTCAGTGCTTGTCTTTTTATGCCCATCGTACCCGAGAGCCGCGTTAACGCTTTGGGTGAAATATTAGGACTCTTTTATATTGCTCAGGCGGGTATCGTGGGTGCCTACATGGGCGTGACGGCATGGATGTCTAGAAAGTAGGGCTTGATGACCTTTCCTAACAAAAGTAATTCATTTAGACTTATGCCACCCTTTTTTGAGGAGTGTTTGAATGGCTGAAGGGCGACCGTCTTTAATGGATGCAGTCATACCGGCGCAGGGCATGCCGCTGGGGGGATTGGGCGACGAAGAGATCGAAGTCGAAGAGATCCAAGAACCGACCGGCATGCTGGAACAGGACGATGGGTCTGTTCTTGTAAACTTTGAAGAGATCATCCAGGAACAGATGCTGGCTGACCAGGATGCCAATCTGGCAGAGCTGCTTGACGAACGTGTTCTGATGGAAATCTCTGATGAGTTGCTGGGGTACTACGAGGAAGATAAGGCCAGTCGCCAGGAGTGGGTAGACACTTATAGTGACGGACTTGGTCTGCTTGGTATCAAGTACGAAGACCGAGAAGAACCTTTTCGTGGTTCGAGTGGCGTCACTCATCCTCTGATTGCAGAAGCCGTCACGCAATTCCAGGCGCAAGCTTACAAGGAGCTTCTTCCCAGTTCTGGTCCGGTGCGGACACAAATCATAGGGGCGACCAATCCCCAGGTTGAAGACCAGGCCCAGCGCGTCAAGGAATTTATGAATTACCAGATCATGCACGTCATGGACGAGTACGATCCGGAAACCGACCGTTTGTTGTTTTATTTGCCGCTGGCCGGCAGTGCCTTCAAGAAAGTTTATTTTGACGACATCTTAGATCGCGCAGTAGCGCGGTTCGTGCCGGCGGATGATTTAGTTGTTCCTTACAACGCTTCCGACTTGTCTTCTGCCGCGCGGATTATTCATGTCATTCGCATGAACGGTAATGACATCAAAAAATTCCAGGCAGGTGGTTTCTATCGAGACATCGACCTGCAGCCTTTTGAAGAAGACAACGAAGTCGTTGCCAAAGAACGCGAACTGTCCGGTATCGAGAAAACAGCTGACGATATGGACTGTACGCTTCTTGAAATACATACCGATTTGGATCTACCAGGGTTTGAGCATGTAAGCCCCTTGGACAATGAGCCTACAGGCATCAAGCTTCCCTACATCATTACCATTGATGAAGGCAGCACCAAGGTGTTGTCGATCAGGCGTAACTGGCGTGAAGGTGACGAGTATTACCGCAAGCAACAATACTTCACGCACTACAAATTTCTACCAGGGTTGGGGTTTTATGGCTTTGGTCTGTTGCACATGATTGGTGGACTGGGGCGCTCTGCTACTTCGATTTTGAGGCAGCTTATTGATGCAGGGACTCTGGCTAATCTTCCGGCTGGTTTTAAGGCGCGTGGTATTCGCATACGCGATTCTGACGAACCGCTTTCTCCTGGTGAATTTCGAGATATTGACGTACCGGGAGGCAAGCTTGCTGAAAGTATTTTGCCGCTTCCTTACAAGGAACCCAGTCAAACACTAATGCAGTTGCTGGGTTTTGTGGTGGATGCGGGTCGTCGCTTTGCGGCGATTACCGATATACAGGTTGGCGATGGCAATCAGCAAGCTGCCGTGGGTACTACGGTTGCGCTATTGGAGCGTGGCTCCAAGGTCATGTCTGCCATTCATAAACGGTTGCACTTTGCACAGAAAATTGAGTTTAAGATGCTGGCTCGTGTTTTTGCTGAGTCACTGCCTCCGGTTTATCCCTACAGCGTATGGGGTGCCGATTCTTCTATAAAGCAGGCGGATTTTGATGAGCGTGTCGATATTGTCCCGGTTTCTGACCCGAATATATTCTCTATGTCCCAGCGTTTGGCCCTTGCTCAAACACAACTGGAGTTGGCGCAGAGTAATCCACAGATGCACAATTTGTATGAAGCGTATCGTCGCATTTATGAAGCAATTGGTGTCCCGAATATTGAAGGCTTGCTCCCAGCTCCTACACCGCCTCAGCCTACTGATCCAGCGATAGAGAATGCCAAGTCGCTTATTCAGGAGAATCTGCAGGCGTTTCCGACCCAGGACCATGATGCCCATATCCAGGCGCATATTATATTTATGAAAACGCCTATTCCTGCTTCGACGCCACCTATCTTTGCACTGCTGCAAGCTCATTTGTGTGAGCATGTGGCCTTTAAAGCGCGAGGCGTGGCTACAGCAGAAATGTCCATGGCTTCTCAGCAAGCCGCCCAGATGGGGCAGCAAGAGCAGCCGCAGGATGTGGAAGCGCGGGTTTCCCAGCTTGTTGCCGAGTACACAGCAGAAGTCATGTCTGCCTTGATGCCGCCGCCGGAAGGTGAAGTTGATCCACTGGTGCAGCTGCGGTCCAAGGAACTGGACATTAAGGCTGCGGACGTTCAACGTAAAGCGGAAGAGTTTGCCCTTAAGCAGGCTTTTGAAGAGCAGCGTGAAGGAGAGCGTCAGGATATAACACGCGAGAAGATGGATTCGCAGGAAGACATTGCGCTGTTGCGTGCTGATGTGAACCTAGACCGCATTGATAAAATGGGAAGTGCGGGGCGAGGTGAGTAATGACTATCTCCCGCAGCAGCACCACAAAACAATTAAAAGGCTCTCGTAAAAAAAAGAAAATTAAAACCGTGATGAAGGAATTTAAAGAAGGAACATTGCGTAGTGGTAGTAAAACAGGTAGAAAAGTCAAAAGTCGTAAACAGGCAATTGCTATTGCTATGTCTGAAGGCCGTCGCGCATCGAGGACAACCTAATGGCTAGAATAAAACAAATGGCTAAACAAATGGGTGTTTCCGTAGACAAGGCGGAAAAACTTGCTGATCGTGCCTCTGCACTTAACAAAAAAGCGGGCTTTAAAGTTGGCGGAGTTAGTATTTCAGGCACTGCGGCCACCTTTACTCCTTTAAGCAGTGCTCAGCGATCATTAAAAAGTTTGAGTGCTAGGGCAAAGAAAAGGCGTGAACTAGAACGTAAAAGACGAGAGAAGCAATTGGCAGCTGCGTTGAAATTAGGAAGGACCAAAAAGAAAGATTCTTCTCAGGCCAAGAAACTTACACAAGTCTTTGGCGCCGCCAAGGGTGGAATAATTCGTGGTACGCGGGCGCAGGTTCGTGGTCGCAGGTTTAGTGGAGTGTATTGATATGGATAAAGATAAAGATCCTTTGAGTGATTTTGAACTGACGGGTGTCGTTGACGAAGCCGGTCATTTAGAGGCTATAGATCGAGAGACAGGAGCAAAAGTGTACTTATTACCTGGCGGTGACAATGTCTCCCCTAAATCAAAGAAGACTAAGAAGACCCAGAAATTTTCAGGCGGCGGAATAATTCGCGGCACCCAAGCACAGGTAAGGGGTCGTACTTTCAGAGGAGTATTTTAAGATGCCTAGAGGAGTTGTTTATCCGACCATTGAGTCGGCTCAGGGATACGCGGACGAAATCGGCGCTCCTTATGGGGATATTGTGCCGGTAGAGGACGGCTTTAGTGTCGCTATGTCCGATGTGGATGAATTGGGCTATATGCATGGTGGAATGTCAAAAATGAAGCCAAAAAAGGTGAAATATTCCACGGGAGGTGCTATAAAGGGCACTAATTTCTCTGGAACATATTAAATAATGGCAGATCCCACCACTTTTGCCTATGTTATACTTAAAGCCATCCAAGACCGAATTATCCTGACCCAGGCTGCTATTTTGCAGGGAAGCCCCAAGGATTTTATGGAATATCGTAATTTGACAGGGGAATTACGAGGTCTCGAGTTCTCAGAACAAGAAATAAAAGACGCTTTACACTCATCGGAGGAAGAATGAGCACGCTTTATGTCCCTGATCATGTGGCAAAAGAAGAAAAAGTAAAACTTTCTTCCGTTTCAGATGCTTATGTAGCTCAAGAAGACAAGGTATTGGACCCTTCTCTTTTGGAGAAGGCTTTAAAAGAGAGGCTTCCACAGCCTACTGGCTGGCGCATCCTTGTGATGCCCTATGCCGGAAAAGCTACGACAGACGGTGGCATCCACATTCCAGACGCCGCTCGAACTCGTGAAGCTTTGGCTACGGTGGTAGCTTATGTTTTGAAAATAGGGCCATTAGCCTATCAAGACGCTAATAAATTTGGTCAGGATGCAGATCCCTGGTGCCAAGAAAACCAGTGGGTATGCATTGGCCGGTATGCGGGCGCCCGATTTAGAATTGACGGGGGAGAAGTTCGCATTATTAATGATGATGAAATCATCGCCACTATCATCGAACCCGATGATGTTCAACATGTCTAGAGAGGAGAAAGTCATGATGGAGACCACGGCATGCCCGGAGAAACAGATATTGAAGTAGGCGATTCTGAAGAATCCGCCGTTGACGTAGCTTTGCCTGCAGAGGGAGAGGAAACTCCTCAGAAATCCCTAGACCTTTCCAACGAAGCCTCTTCTCAGAATGACGAGGAAGAACTGGACGAGTACAGCGGCAGAGTTAAAACCCGCATTGACCAGCTAACCAACCGCTTTCGAGAGGAAGAACGTCAGAAGCAGACCGCGATCCAGTTCGCGGAAAATGTGCGTCTGGAAAACGAGTCTTTAAAACAGCGGTTGGGTTCCTTAGATAAAGGTTACCAGGAGCAGTTTGGCGGACGTGTTACTTCTGAAATTGATTCAGCCAAGAAAAGCCTAAAAGACGCCCATGAAAGTGGGGATATAGACAAAATAGTCGAGGCTCAAGAGTCTATGACTAATTTGGCGTATCAAAAGGGTCGTTTGGAAGCGGTTCAAAGTGAAACAGCCGCCTACGACGCCCAAGCCCAAGCCCAAGCAGCTTACGCTCAAGCTCAACCTGCTGCTCAAGCTCAACCCGCTGCCCTGCCGCCTGACCCAAAGGCCCAGGAATGGGCTTCTCGTAATGATTGGTTTGGCCAAGATGA